ATGCCCAGAAATCCATCAACCGGCGTCTATTCGAAACCCGCCGGCACGACACCATCCGTCGGCCAGGTCATCGACCCGGCGCCATGGAACGCGCTGACGACCGATCTCGGCAACGAAATCACCAACTCGCTGCCGCGCGACGGCTCGGCGCCGATGGCCGCGCCGCTCAAGGCCGCAAGCGGCACGGTTTCGGCGCCAGGCGTCGGCTTCGCCTCGAACCCGCAGACCGGGATCTATCTCAAGGGCAGCGGTCTGCTGGGTTTCACCCAGAACGGCGTCGACGCCGTCTTCAATAAAGCCTCGGTCTATGCGGCGAAGTCGGGCGATTACACCGCGCTTGCGTCCGACGACAACGCTGTCCACCGCTTCACCGCGGCCGCCACGCTCACCCTGACCGCAGCGGCAACGCTCGGCGCCCGCCAACGACATGCAGCCAGTTGGCGCTCCAGCCGGGATTGCTACCGAAATTTATTGGGTGCTTGCGGTTAATTCTGCGGCAAATTCAGCCGGCGAGCTTGGCGTGGGGGCTGATGTTGTCACATCTCCCGTTGCAGTCTTCAATGTCAACGCGGGCAACACGGCACAAGCGGGCCGCGTATCTGCTCGCAACCGATCGCGATCAACGGGGATTGTAAACTTTTATGCCATCACGTCGGTCGGTAGCGTATCGTATACATTGCGATCAACCGGCTTTAACGACAATACCGTACCGCGCCTGAATGGAGCTTGATCATGACGATGGTGTACGAGGGGAGCATCAAAGTCAAAGGTCATCGAGAACAGCAGCTGATGATAACATGGTAGGTCCGGCGGGCATGAAAATCCAGTCAAAATCAAAGCGCTAGAGAATAGGTAAGCCATCAAAAAGATCCGCCGTTTACCGGCAGAGTTGCGTAAAACTCTCCCATTGAGCCTCTTTGCTGTATCGGCTCTTGATCATCATGTTGCCAGCTGCCGCGATTTCTCTCAGTCTGGTTTGGTCGGAGAGTGCGGTGCGAATTGATGCCACTGCCGACTGCGCATTGCCGTAGGTCACTATGGTGGTACCGTCGATCATTCCATTGGGGTAGTTGCCCGCGTCGGAGATCATCAGAGCACCGCAGCCTAACGCTTCCCAGCAGCGCATGTTGCCTCGATCGGAACCGGCCATGTCGACAGCTCCGTTCAAGACGATTTTTGCTTGCGAGATTCCGCGATACAGGTCGCGCCCGAAAACAGGCGGACGGGAAACCGCGCGAATGCCCTTAGGACGCCGGTGATCATTGAGGGGCAAGAGCCATCCCAGAGGGCTTTCAGCAAGTCGCGTAAGGCGAGATCGGTCCAAGTGGTAGACAACCCGAAAATCCTTGCGAAGCTCGGAGACCGCCTCAAGAATTTCCGCGCGCCTGCTATGATGGCGGCTATATCCTCCGACAAATAAAATATCGATCGGGCGGCTGCTGTTCGACGCATAGCTGTCCATTGCGAGGTCATGGGATGGCGCCATGTACTCTGCCCGCCATCCGCGGCCTCTGTAGCTCTCTATGATCGTTGGAAAATTGCAGACAAGAAGATCATAAGCACCCAGATCGACGTTTCCTGAAGGCGCCGCTCGCCAAGCTATCGACCTTTTTACCGTTCCCGGCAACTTTCTGACGAACTCATTGCCGTATCGAATAGGATCAAGATTGTAGAAAATCTCAGTGCGGTGATCCTCGATTTGGCTAAGCAGTATTTGCTCCAACGCCGTGGAGGCTGGAAGGCCATGCTCCTGGGCCCAAAATCGCTGCGTAATGGGATCGTCACCGGTTGTGAAGAATGCATCACTACTTCCGTCGACCACTGTCTTAAGCAGGTGGCACGCGCCGAACGAATCCGAGAGAAAAATCTGCCGTCTTTCGGAAAAAGCATTCGCTGATGCTGCAAGCTTATTGAGTCGGTGCATATATGCAGGGTATAGGCCAAAATTCTGAAAGACGCGCATTACTTAACCGATGTGGTGGCTCGCAGTTGAACCCGCCTACCATTAAAACCAGTCGTTGGCGATAATGATCTTTCCAGTTGAGACGGTAAGGGCGGCAAAGTGTTTTCAAGTCTGATATTAACTGCTCGCGAAAAGCTTTTAGCAAGCCTTGTCACTTCTGCCGCTAGGAGGGACGCAGTCCTTGGCATGTCCACCAAGTTGAGTTCCGAAGGCAGAGTCTTCAACATCCGCAATGACCGATCGGCGATCCAAGTGGGCGCCAACGGAACGATCCGCGGCGAACTTTTAACCTTCGGTTTCGGAGGGAGGATCGAGATCGGTGAATGGTTTTACCTCGGCCCGATGTCAACAATCTGGTCAGCGAGTGAAGTCATCATCGGCGATAGGGTTCTCGTATCGCATTCGGTCGCAATTCATGACAGCGACAGCCACCCGACCGATCCGCAGATGCGCTTCGCGCAGACAAAGCAAATTCTAACCAGTGGGCATCCGCGCGATAATCCCGGGGTAAAGACGACGCCGGTACGTATCGGAAATGATGTGTGGATTGGCATGGGTGCAATCATTCTGAAAGGCGTGACAATTGGTGATCGTGCGATTATTGGAGCCCGATCAGTTGTGAAGACAGACGTTCCTACGGATGGTTTTGTGCCATCCCCTACAAGCGAGCCAAATCCATGAAGACCCGCCTTCGTCGCAAATTTCGTGACTTTGCCTTTCAGGCACGACGGCTCATTGGCTTGGAAAAACTACTTGTTCTGCAGGGTGAGACCCGCGGGCATCAGATAGCCCAGAGAGACGCCTTGGACACTCTGGCTGAGGCCGAGTTTTCGGTATTTTCCCAATGGGGAGAGGACGGGATTATCTCTTGGCTAGTGGATACGATCCAACCACCCGTCACAAACTTCGTTGAATTCGGCGTAGAGGATTATCGCGAGAGCAACACGCGGTATTTGCTAACTTCGCGCTACTGGTCAGGCTTGATTATCGACGGCTCCGAAGACAACATCTCCTCCATTCGATCTGATGACATCGCCTACAAATATGATCTGCAAACCCGGGCGGCATTTATCAACCGCGACAATATCGCTGAGTTGATCTCGTCGGCAGGGTTTGTCGGGGGACTAGGGTTACTCAGCGTCGACATCGATGGCGTCGATTACTGGGTGCTTGAGAAAATTCGCGAGAGGGCCGCAATTGTTGTCGTGGAATACAACCATATCTTTGGAGATGCGCCGGTAAGTGTACCTTACGATCAGTCCTTTGTCAGATTGAGCAAGCACTACTCCGGGATGTATTGGGGCGCATCTTTGACTGCATTCCGGCACCTTCTTGAAGAGAGGGGTTACGAATTTATCGGCACCAATCGGGCCGGTACCAACGCCTTCTTTATCGACAGCATTTACTCCGGAAAGCTGCATAATAAACTGACCCGACGCCACGAATGGCCATGTCGCATGCGAGAGGTTCGCAACCGGGACGGCAGCCTCGCCTTTAAAACATACAACGAGGCTAAAAATTTGTTGAATGGCCTTCCGGTCGTAAACGTGACGACGGGCGAAACTGTCACTCTGTAGTTGTCGCCTGATCACGGACCCACCCGCCCAAATCTTCATCCAGGCTGCTGGCGACGATGTCTAAGATTCGGTTTAAAATTGGCTTCAGCGCCTCGACATCGCGCGCCTGCTCAATTTCTTCCCGGAGCTGCAATACTGTCGCCTTCTGTTGTTCAAGCGTTTGCATTTACTCTCTACAATCTTCTCTAGACATTAGCCATCAATACCGACGCTGTTAGATTAATTCCGGTCCGCCACTGTAGGGCCCTGGAGTCGGTATTTCTCTTCTCGCGCGGAGGCTTTGGCTCGCAGTGGCTGCGTGAGGGACATTTCAATTGCCATTAGCAACCATATAAACGCGTTTTTCACAGCGAAACCTCAACCTCGGCATAATTGGTGATTGGTCGTCCCTACCGCCTCCGAGAGCGAAAGGCAATCGACCCAGATACTAAAGAATGGTGGGAGAGACAGGTCAAAGAACAAGGTACTCTCAGCCGAGTCCCGCAGCCGGTGAAGATCATAAAAAGCGGGGTCATATTACCTCCAACAAAATCACCAACAGAGGCAACGGAATCCTCAAGCCGATTCCGCGTTCAATACACGCGTTCTAGTGTCCTTTAACGTTGGGGGGCATTAACCCACATCGTTGAAATCTCGACTCGCACTCGTCTCCACCCAGAAGGCGGGTGCTTTTTCATATGCTCACACAACCCGGAGCCCACCCCATGCTCGTCCACAACTGGCGCGCGGTGCTGCGGCGCGCCTGGAGCGTCCGTCTGATGGCGTTGGCGCTCATCTTCATCATCCTCGAGCCGGTCATCAATTTCGTCGCCGGCACCTGGATACCTCGCAACGTCTACATCCAGTTCGGCATGTCGATCATGACCGGCCTGCTCACCGCGGCGGCGATTGTCGCGCGCATCGTCTTTCAACAGCAAATCTCAGGAGAACTGAATGGCAAACCGCCTTCAGAAGGGTAGCGCTGCGGCTGCCATGGCCGTGGCGCTCGTCGGCAGCTTCGAAGGGCTGCGGCAGAATGCCTATCCGGATCCGGCGACCGGGGGCAGCCCTGGACGATCTGTTATGGCAGCACCAATGGGGTGAAGCCCGGGGATCGCAGAACGGTGGAGCAGTGCAAGGCGCTGCTGGCGCTGGAGCTTCAGACCTATGCGCGCGGCATCGAAAGCTGTGTGCGCGTGCCGCTGCCGGATGCGCGTTTCGTGGCGCTGACCTCGTTTGCCTACAATGTCGGCGTCAAGGCGACCTGCGGTTCGAGCGCGGTCCGGCTGATCAATCAGGGCAGGACGGCCGAGGGCTGCGAGGCGCTGTTGAAGTGGAACCGCGCGGCCGGCATCACCTTTCCTGGCCTGACGCGCCGCCGGCAGAAGGAACGCGCCTTCTGCCTGGAGGGCGCCTGATGTTCGGCCTCCTCGATACGCTGAAGATGGGCGCCGGCATCGCCGCCGGGCTGTTTCTCTATCACCTCTATGCCGTTGCGATCGGCTTTCCCTCCGCAGAGCGCCAGGCGCGCGCCGGTTATGTCGTGCTGGCCGAGAAGGCTGCCGCCGAAGCGAGGGCCGACGAAATGGAGCGCCAGCGTGATGCGGCGGCCCGCGCCGGCGAAGAGCATCGCAAGCGGCTGCAGGCGGCCAAGGCCGCAGAGAAGACCGCCAGGGACACATTGGAAAACGAGATCCGATCCTATGAACTCGAGCTTTCGCAAAAGAACCGCGCTTGTGCTGTCACTGCTGCTGATCGTCAGTGGCTGCTCCGCCACTGAGCGGCTGAACCAGGCGGCGGCTGCCAAGGGGAGGGCGACGGCCGGCCTCGTGCTGCCGCCGCTGCCCGACGATTTGAGAAGGCAGGAAGCGCATGCGCCTGTCCTCGACGGCGAGCCGCTGATTGCAATCCTCGCCCGTGAGCGCCTGGCGCTCGACCGCGCCAATGCCCGCCAGGGGTGCACAGTCGAATTCTACGACGAACTCACCAGCCGATATGGAACACGCCGATGATGATGAACGCCATTTCGCTTGCCCTTGCCAATCCGCTGCTGAGCGGGACGGGCGGCAATGCGGGAGATCCCGACCGCTACATGTTCTTTGCCACCCGCAACCGCATGCCGTCGGGCGGCATCGTCACCGCCGCCGCCGGCACAAATTATGTCTGCACCAAGATCGTCGTTTGCACGCCGTCCTATAAGACGCGAACCTTCCGCTTTCACCTTTCCGGCTTCGCTTCGACGGAGGGCGGAAACTCGCCGCAGGAAACCGTCGTCACCGGCACGATCGGCGCGCCCGGCAATTCGGTTATCGCCGATGCCATGTTCATCCGCGTTGCCGGCACTTCTACCAATGCAGCTTCGGCGGCTCGAACACGGTGACGGTCGCCGACCAGACGAACGGCGCCTGGACGGACGAGCTGACCATTCCCGATGTCGCGCCGGAAAGCGACATCGAAATCTGGCTGTTTTATCACACCGCCGTCGGCGACAAGATCTGGCCGGTCTACCGCATCCAGAAACATCGCGGCGAACGTGTCTGGGGTGCCGGCGATCTCGCCACGCTGCTGGCCTTCAAGGATACGCCGCTCGCCGACAGCACCGCCGCCCTCGATGTGAGCTATGGCCAGCAGGCGCAGCCGCAATATTGGGGGGCCGATTTCATGGTCGCCAAGGGCGACTGGGACGGAAGGCCGGTCGCCCTCGGTTTCGTCGACAGCATCGGCGAGGCGCGCCAGGAATATTCTTCCGCCGCCGACAGCCGCGGCAATCTCGGCTGGTTGCGCCGCTGGCTCGACAAGGACGGCGGCGCCGGACGCATTCCGCATTGCCTGATCGGCATGCCCGGCGCCGGATCGGTGCGCGAATATACCGGATCCGGGTCATCCATCGCAACGCGGCGAAGGGATGTCATCCGCGAGATCAAGGCGTTCAACGGCAACAAGCTGCCCTTCACCGTCATCGCCAACCAGATGGGGCAGAACGATACCTCGACATCCTACAGCACCTGGTTCAATACGAATTACAGGGCCCTGGTCGGGCGCCTCCGGACGGAATATGCCGGCATCAACATTGTGGCGTTCCCGCCGATCGGCCGCACCGTGACGACGCGCACCGTCACCTTGACCTCTGTCGGAACGGTGGTCACTGCGACGATTTCTTCCGGCACTAACGGTCTGGTGTCGGGTCAGACGGTGACGATCGCGGGCGCGACGCAAACCGAGTACAACGGAAATGTCGTCATCACAGTCACAGGCTCGACGACCTTCACATATAGCTTCGCGGGATCGGCAACTTCGCCGGCAACAGGCTCGATCACGACGAGCAACCTGTATCTGCAGGCATCTTTCCAGAGCTATTCGGCAAACAACACCTGGCCGGCTGACGGAACCGATGCATCGGGCAAATGGCGTCTGCATGACGATATCATGGTGGCGCGGACGTCCGCATGCTGCGACGCTGCGATCGACACCTATTCTGCGTGGGCGTCCGGTGTGAAGGGCGGCGCCTGGCCGGGCATGTTGGAGCTTGCCAGCACGACCGTCACCACGCAGGCAGGGACAGACGGTGTTGCAACCTATTCGACGATCGAGGTCGCGGATGCGAGCGTCTTTCGCCCCGAGCAGGAGATCAACACCTATGCCGGACCCGATGGCATGGCGCGGATTTCGACCACGACAATCGCAAGTATCGCCGGCAATGTCCTGACGATATCGCCGGTACGTGCTGCGGTGCTGCCGGTCGGGTCCGTCGTGCGGCCGAGCGTGACGTCTGACGGCGTGCACCCGTACCCGGTTATGGTCGACCGCATCGCCGCCGGCATTGCGCAATCCGAAAAGCTGAAATTCAATTCGTAACAGGGTGCCGATATGACATCGAACGACGATATCCTGCGCGCGCTCGGGCGCGTGGAGGGCCGGCTGACTGGCATCGAGGAAAATATGGCGCTGCTGCGCCAGGAGATGGGCGACGAAAAAGCCAACGCCCATGATTCCAGGGCTGTGATCCACAAGCGCCTCGACGAGCAGGCAAGGCAGATCGCCCATCTCGACACGAGGGTGGCGATCAGCGGCGGCGCCGATGCGCAGATTCGCGCCGAGATCGGGACGCTCAAGGAAACCGTCGAGAAGAACCAGGAGACGGTCGGCCCGGCGCTCGAGGAGTGGAAACGGATGAAATTGATCGGCTACGGCATTTCAGGGCTGATCGCCTTTGCCGGCCTGACGACCGGCGGGATTGTCGCCTATGCCAGCGACGGCGCCGTTGCGGCGCTCAGGCATTGGTTGAAGATCAGTTGAGCAAGATCATCAATCCCGGTGCTCGCAATCCAGCAGGTGACGGGACATTCGCAAGTAAACGCAGCAAAGCTCCACGCATCCGATGTGATATATTGCTGCAGCCGAAGCTCAACCAACATATTTCGAAATTTTAGCATTTGCTAACGAACCAAACTGCCGCCTGTTTGTTATCCTCTTCAGGAGGAAATAGACATGAAGAGCATGAACAATCGCCAAGTTCGCATTCCTGGTCCGCGGGAGCATGACGTTGCGGAGCATTGCCGCAAATTTGGCATTGGACCGGCGGAGGAGAAGAAGCTGAAGAAGCTGCTTGGGTCACACGCGCCATTGCACGAGATCCAGGCCAATGCGCCGCCGCGTCAGCCGAAATGGCGGTAA